AGTATCCTGATGTTGTGCTTGATGGTGAACTGTATAATCACGACCTGAAAAACGACTTTGAAAAGATTGTTTCTCTTGTTCGTAAGACAAAGCCGACTGCCGAAGACTTGGAAGAGTCAAAAGAGTTGGTTCAATACTGGATATATGATTGTATTCTGGAAGGACCTTACGATTGCATTAATGGTAAATCGGTTGGTGATAGACTTAACATGGCATCGGTTGCTTGTGGTAAGTCTAAAGATAAATGTATCCGCACAGTGACTACTAGTAAAGTTTCTGATGAACATGACATTGAAACAATGCTTGGAAACTATCTTGAACAAGGTTATGAAGGTCAAATGCTTCGTGTTCCTGACTCTATGTATGAAGGCAAGCGTTCAAAAGGACTAATCAAGCATAAAGAGTTTGAGGACGACGAGTTTGAAATCGTCTCTATCGAAGAAGGTCAAGGTAACTGGGCTGGTGCTGCTAAGCGTATCGAAATCCGTTTGGAAGACGGAACGACACAGTTTTCAGGAGTGCGTGGCTCGTTTGACTTTCTAAAAGAACTGCTGTATAATGCTAATGATTATATCGGCACGGACGTTACCGTGAGGTATCAGAACAAAACGGATGATAATAAACTCCGTTTCCCTGTTATCGTTACATTCTGGAAAGGTAAGCGTGACCTATGACCGAGATTAGAAAGATTGACATTGAACTGAATGAACGTGTGGAGACTGGTCCTCTCCAGTTTGGCGATGACTGGCCAGGCGTGTTTATTCGTGGTGACAATGCTGCTTATTATGCCATGGTGCTTCGTCAACACCTTGATGGTGGTGATGATGTCTTTGGCAAAATGGCACTAGAAAGTCTCTATAAAGACCTAACAGGGTGTATAGTGAAATGATTACCGACTACATGAGACAGATAGCATATAACGAAGGTTGGAAAGCATACACTGATAACTTTGATTGTAGGGATAATCCATATGAAGGTAATAGTGATGAGTTATATTATATGTGGGATGATGGTTGGTGGGATGCTTTTTACGATTTACGAGGATGAAGCACGATGAAATGGTTTCTTGTGATATATCTTTTTAACTGTGCTAGTATTGCTGAGTCAAATCTTGAAAAGTGTCCATCAACACAACAGCAAATAGCAATGCCTTCTAAAGAGATATGCTATCAAGTCAAAGAAATAAATGGGCCTCTTTCTGAATGTTGGGCAAAGGAGAGTAAATGAACATTTTCTATATTCACACTGATCCAAAACTGTGTGCCGAGTGGGCAGTCGATTCTCATTGCGTCAAAATGATCCTTGAGGCTTCCCAACTTTTGTCTACTGCTCATCGCTTGCTTGACGGTGTAGAGTATACCGACAAGACTAAGACAGGTCGCAATGTAAAGCGTTGGCGCTTACCTGATGACCGTGAAACTGTTCTATATTCAGCCACACATATCAATCATCCGTCGGCCGTGTGGTGTCGTGAGTCTAATAACAACTACAACTGGCTGTGGTGTTATCTGGATGAACATTGTAAAGAATACACCTATCGTTATGGTAAATATCACAAAGTAGAAACTTCCGGTCTATTACAAGACCTTTATCAACTGCCGCATAACATTCCAATCGGACATAAAACTCAACCGCCAAGTGCCATGGATACTAAATACATCATATCAGAAGATGCGGTAAAAAACTATCGCAACTATTACAAGTATGGCAAGGCACATCTTCACAAGTGGAAAAATCGTGAAGCGCCTGAGTGGTTGAAGGAAGCATAATGCCCTATTATACATTTCGCAATAAGACTACCGATGAAGAAGTCACCGTCTCCATGACGATGGCTGAACACGACACATATCTAGACGACAAGCCAGATTGGGAACAGGTTGTGACAGTGCCGAACTTTGTTGATCCTGTATCAATCGGCGTAACAAAACCACCATCTGATTTTCAAAAGTATGTTTTAGGCCGTGTAAAGGCATCAGTACCGCAAGCCGATGCTGTTGCTTCTAAACGATGGGACATTCCCAAGGAGATTTAACTCTGTCAGAAGAACATTTTAGTAAAAGGTTTAGAGGTCGCTCCCGTAAAAAGGAGACGACCTCTTTTTGTTATGATAATGTGACCAACAATAACAACAAAGGTCAATATATGTCTAGAAAGTCGAAAAGAAATAACCAACAGCAACATGACAATATCGCTGAAAGAAACCACTTTGAACTGCGTCATATCAAACCACTAACAGTAAACCAACAGAGAGTGTGGGACGCATACGAAGCAGGTTCTAATCTTATGCTACATGGTTATGCCGGTACAGGTAAAACTTTTCTATCATCTTATCTCGCCCTAAAGGAGGTGTTAATCGAACAGACATATAAGAGGGTCGTTATCATCCGCTCCGTAGTTCCATCCAGAGACATGGGATTTCTACCTGGCTCTGAAAAACAAAAAGCGGAAGTCTACGAACAACCCTATCAGGAAATTTGTGACGATCTATTTGGTCGTGGCGATGGATGGCGTATTCTTAAAATGAAAAGATTAGTGGAGTTTACTACAACATCATTTCTTCGTGGTACAACTTTCAATGACGCCATCATCATTGTTGACGAGTGCAACAATATGAACTTTCAAGAGATTGATACTGTTATGACCCGTATTGGTAATAACTCTCGCATCATCTTTTGCGGTGACTATCGGCAGAGTGACCTAAATAAGCCACATGATAAAACTGGCATTAGAGAACTAATGGCAATCACCAGAAGAATGTCATCATTCGATCATATTGAGTTTGGTATCGAGGACATTGTTCGTTCTGGAACTGTCAGAGAATATATTATACAGAAAACGGAGATGGGTCTATGACTAAAGAAGAATATCTAGAAGCATTGAAAGCATATATCAATGAACAAATGGCTCTCTTGCAAAGAGATGGACAAAGAGGTGATCTAAAATTTTGGGTCAAGTTTAATAAGGATAAAGAAGCCGAATTTAAGGCGCAACTTGCTGCCCAAGGAATTGTTGTTACATAAATAATAGATAATAGCCTAGAGGAGGATTACCGTGCTAAGATTTTTTGAGTTTTTACAAGAAAGAACCCTTGACGAAGGTAATAAACTGTTTAAGAATGTGCAACAGCCACTTTCACAAGGTAAAAAGATTGGCACGGTTTCCGCCGAACGTTGGACAAGAACACCTAGAGAGAATAGGGAAAAAGACAAAAACCTTAAAAGTGATCTTGCTAGACTACGCTCAAAAGGTGCTATTGGTGGGTATAAATCCGCAACAGGAAGATATATCGATCAAGAAACAAATAAATTGGGTAAGGAAAAGTCATATGTTGTTCGTCAAGGCGAAGGTAATAAAAGAAAACATTTTGATAAAATTCTGAAAGCACTCGGTAAGAGATATGATCAGGAATCAACAATGCATGTCAAGTCAAATAAAGAAGCAGAATACCGCTTTAAAGACAAAAAAGAGGTTGACCCACAGGGTAAAGTCGTATATAATAAGCCATTAGTTAGAGGTGGTGGTGATACCTCATTTAGAGGTAAACAATCGTTCACAACAACAGGAAAATGATGAGAGGTGTTTGTTATGGCAGAATCGGTGGAAGAGTCGGTCAAGTTCTTCGTTGATCAGGTGTTCTCTAATGAAACGCTCCTTCAATCTGAACGCAGACAGTTTATAGAAAGCGCAATGCTTTCACTAGCAGGTGGTATTACTGATGGTAAGCACCGTTGGGGTTTGTCAATGACTGTTGGTAAGTTAGGTCAAGAAGCAAAGCAGCCACGCAAAAAGAATAGAAAAGAAGCAGTTGGTTTTTTTGGTAACTGGGCAAAGTCCTCTCTAGAAAAGAAAGATGAAGACGGGGACTCTTGAAAATATTTAATCATATCAACACTGATCCCGTTCTATGTGAACTGAAACGAGAAGAATATAATGGCAAGCGATACTACATCTCACCAAACGGCACACGATTGCCTTCCGTCACAACCTTTCTATCACATTTCAAAGGTGACTCCATCAAAAAGTGGAGGACCCGTGTGGGGGAGGAAGAAGCGAATAAGATATCAGCAAGAGCAAGCCGAAGAGGTACAAAATTCCATAGTCTTATGGAATCTTATATCACAAACGAGAAAGACTTCCTGACCGAAGATGTAATGCCTGATATGAAACAGGCATTCTTTGACATGATCCCAACATTATCGAGAATAGATAATATTCACTATGTCGAGACGATGTTATATAGTGAGGCATTGGGTCTAGCAGGTCAGG